GCCAACCTATCAGTCATCTCCTGGCTTTGGGTCATGGAGTGCGCCATGAAGAGTTATGAGAGAGACGTACTAGAGCGACTGAAGGAGCTGTTAGAGTTAAGAGAAGAGATTCATGGTGAAGAGATGGTGCGTCATAGCCGAGATCTCTATGAGCATATCATCGCAACGCTGAACGCTGAAGAGAATGCGCTCAACGATTTGAGAGGGCGACCTCTGGAGAGCGATGATGAGCCCTAATAAAATCACTTTCGACACACTCCACACGGGCGCGCTATGACCATCTCAAAGGAAAGGCGTGAGGAGCTCCTCGACAACTTGCGTCAAGGTATGTCAATCAGGGCCGCTTGCGCTTTGGTGGGCATCAGTGAGCGAACCTATCAGCGCTGGCGTGAAGAGGATGAGGATTGGGTTGAAGCCAGTGACCACGCAATCAGATTCAGCGAACCCATCCTCATAGCAAGGATGAAGGCGCTAGCTGAAGAGAAGGGAGATTGGCGCGCTCATGCTTGGCTACTTGAAAGACGGTTTCCTAAAGAATGGGGGCCGCGTCAAGAGATCGAGGTCAACCAGAATATTCAAGATGGAGGCGCCGGCTTAGTGCTGGCGATGATCGAGCAAACAGACCAGCGGCTTAAACAGCTGACAGAGGAGACGGACAATGAGCGAGATGCTGAGGACAACACTCTTGAGGCAGTGGTCAATGCTGCACCATCACGAGAGGACTGATTATGAAGTGGAAGGCTCTTGGTGTGTGATCGCTGAAGAGCCAGCCGATAACGGTTGGGAGAGGATCACCTTAGACCTAGTTGACATTGAGCTAGGAGCGCGAGTGATTAAGCGATACTCTGACCGGCAAGGGCGCGTTAGCTCATCAATATGGGTCGCGACCAAGGAGGGCTTGAAGCCTTGGCAAGAGAGCTGATCCTCAACCCGCTCCAACAAGACTTGATCGCGAGGATCAGGAGAGAGGATAGAGTCATCTCAGCAAGGTGTGGATGGGGGGCTGGCAAAACCTCAGCGCTTGTCTTCTCCATCCTCTTCATCTCCAAGTGGAGGCCGGGTACATCAACTCTATTGGTGACGGATACAAACCCGCGTTACAACAGCGTGTTAATGCCTGAGATGGAGAAGTGGCTAGGCCCTTTGGGCTGGACATATAATCACTCTCTCAGGCAATGGCTAGACCCGTCCACAGGCTCAACTGTTTGGTGTCGGTCTTATTTTAGGCCAGGAACCAGAGACGCCACACACAATCCTCTAGAGGGGCTGAATATCACATCAGGCTGTTGCCTGATCGACGAGTGTCAAACCCTATCTGCGGAGGTGGCCCACAAGGCGTTAGGCCGTTTGCGCTCTGGCCCATCTCCTATCCTGATTCTAGTGGGGCTACCTGTAGCGGACGCTTGGTGGGTGCAGCTCGCTGAGCAATCAGGCCTCTCACCTCTACTCTACACCTCTTACGTCAACCGCGCTCATCTGAGTGAGGAGTGGTTTGAGGCAACTGAGCTGCTACCCAAAGAAGAGCGTGAGGCTATGGTCATGAATCAGCCAAGGCCTCCAAGCGGCTTGGTGTATTCAGAGTTTAGGCCTGATGAAATGGTGCTCGATGATTGGGTGTATGACCCATCAATGAGCGGAAGGATTGCAATTGATTGGGGCTTTCGGAAGCCAAGTGTTTTGATCTTCGCTCATGATCCTCTGCTAGATGCAGACGTGATCTGTGCAGAGCTCAATCCCCATGAGGTAACCATAGAGCAATTGGCCCGTCTCATCCTGAGCGTAGCTTGGCCGAGATCGCTCAGGGATCAAGCGCCGGGTGATCGAATCTGGATTGATCAGGGTTGTGCTGATAAGGCCGGTAAAGCTCGCAATGATCAAACAGGAGCCTCAGCATTTAGAGCAATGCGAGCGCCACCACCTAACGGTTTGGGGATCCCGCTGAGATCGACCACAGACCCGATTAGAACGGATGTTTTGAACGGGGTTCAAAAGCTCAAGCGCGCCTTCACGCGCAAGCAGTATTTAATCACCAGAGAGGTCTGGAGTTCTGGCGAGCGTGCAACAGGCAACAGCATCAGGAAGGCGCTCATGTCTTATGCTTGGGAGACCTCCAAAGAGCAACCTAAGAAGGATGGAAGAGAAGACCCGCTTGACGCGCTGAGGTATGATTGCATCATGTTTAGGTGGGCTGATGATCAAGCGGTTGATCAACGGCGGTACACGCGCTCCACCTCAAGGCCTAAGACCAACAGGAGAATAAGAGCAGGGAGCGCCAAGAGAGGACGCTTTTGACAGACCGAATCATCTCTGAAGAGGAGCTCTATACAGAGCGCTCTCTAACTATAGTGCTTCTCGATCTCGTAAACTCAACGGGCTTTGTTTCGCGCTTCGGTGCTCAGCGTGCCGCGCGCTGGTTCCAATATCATGACCGTCTGACGCGCTCTCTGCTATACCGGTTTAGGGGACGTGAGATTGATCGCTCAGACGGTTTCCTCTTTACGTTTGATCGAGCGGTAGACGCGCTTAACTTTGCGCTTTATTATCAGCAGACAGTCCCGCTAAAGGTAAAGATCAAGGCTAGGGTGGGCGTTCACTATGGGGCAGTGGTGGAGGTTCAACAGCGGGAATTATTGGTCTTGGCCGGCGCCAAGCCAATTGAGGTTGAGGGCATCACAAAGAACATTGCCGCCAGGACAATGGGGCTAGCCATGCCTGACCAAGTTCTCCTGACTCGTGACGCCTTTTATCAAGTGCGCAATCGAGCAAGCTCAGAGACTCCAAAAGGAACGCGCTTCGCTCTAGTGGGCCTCTATCGATTCCAAGGCGTTCCTGATGCTCAGGTGATTTATGCCGTGGGCTCAACGATTGAATCTCTGCAGCCTCCACCATCGAGCGACAAAGCCAAGAGGCTAGGAGGGCCGCGAAAGATCAGATCAAGGATGAGGCACAAAAGATTCAAGGAGTGGCTTGAGCTTATCACTATATTGCTCTCAGTGGCGGCCTTTGGCTATATCCTTTGGGTGATGTACCCTTATATAAAATACAAAGTCCTTGAGTGGTGGAGCAAGCCAGATGAATGAAGAAGACAAGAAGACCAAACGCGGCTGGTGGTTCAGCGTCATCTTTCTAACGCTGGTGATGGGGCTGATTGTCTTTTTGGCTCGCGTTGAAATCATAGAGAAAAACCGTGATGTGCTCATTGGCATCTTAGGTGTGCTGACTGGCTCGATCTCCTCAATGCTCGCGATAGCATCAGGGCGCGATCCCGCTGAGGTGGATGAATTAAAACAGGAGCTGAGCAAACAAGAGGCAGATCGAGCCGCGCTCATCGCTCGCTTGAGAGATGCTCACATCCATAGTCAACTAAAGAGTGATCAGCTCATGCATCTGCAGCTCGCAATGATTAAGGCGCTCACTCCTCTTGATGTTCAGGTCTTGACTGAAGACATGGTTCAGCTGAATGAGCACGTTGAGGAGTGGTTGCCTAATGTTGAAAAAAGTGAAGAGTCAAGTTAAGATGAGTAGAATATGATAGGAGCGATCACATGACGGAGCGCAAAACACCACGCCACCTTAGAGCCACCTCTCCAAGATTTGGGGCTCGTGGCATTAGCGGCACACAGCTCAACGGTGGCGCTTTATCAGTAGAAAGCAATCCTGAACTGACCGGCCTCAATTGGGTTCAAGCTGCTGAGGAGATGCTCAGAACTGACCCGATAGTGAGGCGCTCTTGGCATATGCTGAGGCAGACTCTTCTCAGTGCAACTTGGCGGTGGGAACCAGGCATAGAGGGTGACCTTATGGCTGAGGAGCTCGCCAGGTTCGCTAATGAATGTTGGGGCCTAGATGGCTACTCTGGGCAAATGGAAAGCTCATGGGAAGAACAGCTATCTTATCTCTTTGAGTTCGTGCCCGTTGGCTACCGATACGCCGAAGAGATCTACAAGGTGGGGCCGGACTCAAACGGACTGGTCAAGGTGTGGCTCTCCCACTATGCCGACAGAGAACCAAGCGCTCACTCTCGCTGGCTTTCTCGTGATGATCAGCATCTTGATGGGGTACTTCAAAACATGGTGGGCTCTGGCAAGACTCCTGAGCCGATACCGGCCAATAAGCTAATCCTGTTAACGCTCAACCGAACTGGCTCAAACTTCGAGGGCGTGGGGATGCTGAGGCCTGTGTGGTGGTGGTGGCAGACGAAGCAGCGGGTCTCTAACCTCATGTGTGTAGGGCTCGACAGGTGGGCCGCGCCAACTCCCAAGGTAATAATTAATCGAGCAGCAGCCGAACAGATAGGCCTAACTGATGGCGATATTGACGCCATGATTGATGATGCAGAGGCACAGGCCCAAGCCTTCATCTCAGCAGAGCAAAGCTATTTGGTTGAGAACGCGGCCATCAAGTTTGATACATACGCGGCTCAACCGTCCATGTATGCAGACGGCCCAATTAACATCATAACTAAATGTGACTCCCAAATAGCTGCGGCCTTCCTCGCTCAATTCGCTGATCTTGGAAACACTGAAACAGGAGCGCGCTCAGTGGGAGAGATTCACCTCAGCATATTCAGGAGAGCAGCAATCAACCTGTGTGATCTGGTAGCCGCTCAGGTTAGCGGGGTTGATCGCCGTGGTGGTGGAACCATTGGGCGCTTGGTTCGGTGGAACTATGGGGCCGTTGATCCTTCCAAGCTACCAAGGCTAACTCACACAGGGCTTGACACTGATGATCTAGCTGAGTCTTTAGCTATGCTACCTAACCTAGTTCAGTCAGGTTTGATTACTCCTGATGATGAGCTTGAGCGAGTGATTAGGGCGAAGCTTGGCGCCGGTGATCTCCCTGAAGATGCTCAACGTCCGGCGCTCTCACGTATCCCTTCAGCGGGTGGCGTCTCTGCCTTGGCCGAATCAATCAGGATCAGGAGGCGCAATGGTTAAGGCGATCAAGAAGAAGAGAACCAAAGCACAGACGCCAGCCAAGCCCAACGAGAGAATCAAGGGCAGTAGGGCAAACCCGAAAGGCTCAGCGAGCGGCTCAAGAGGTGGTGTTGAGTTAAGCGCCAAAGTTATTAAGGCGTTGGAGAATATGCGAGATGAGCATAATGATGCCTTTGATCTAGGAGTCAGGATGGTCAACCTAGGTCAGCTGAAGGCCGTCTACCGGCGAGGCGCTGGAGCCTTTAGCGTGTCCCATAGACCTAACATGAGCCGGAACGGTTGGGCCATGGCAAGAGTTAGAGCCTTCCTAAAGCTGGCTGGACGCGACCAAAGAAAGAAGGCCTACACAGGTGATCTTGACCTCTTGCCAGATGGTCACCCATCCAAGCCCAAAGATCAGAAGCGCTCAGAGCTCAACGCTAAGCGCTATTCACACATTGACTTCACACCACCAAAAGCAGCACAAGAGGCCGGTCGAAGAGCGCTTGAAGTTCGGGAGAAGAAGCCAATCTCACAGCGTGGTATGACTCCCGTTGGAATCGCTCGCGCTAGAGATTTGAGTAATGGTAAAGAGCTCTCACCTGAGACCGTCAAGCGTATGCTGAATTACTTCACCCGTCATGAGATCGACAAACAAGGATCTACTTGGGATGACCAAGGGAAGGGTTGGCAGGCTTGGCAAGGTTGGGGGGGGGATGCCGGTTACGCTTGGGCCAGAAAGATAGTTAAGCAGATGAATGCCGCAGACAAAAAAGCGCAAGCTCTGAGAGCATACTCAGAGACCTCCAACAGCCGGGCTACATATGACTTGCCCGAAGGCCTCACAATAGGACGCCCATTTAAAACTTTGAGCTTGGGTCAAGTGAGCTCAAGGATGAGCGGTGAGAACGTTGGTAAAGAGATTACCGCCGAGATGCTCAGCGAGATGCTCAGAGTCTTCAGGGCTCGAAGAGAACAAGATCCCGTGGTGATCGACTGGCAACACGCCACATCACCTTTTCAAGACGGGCCGCCGG